CCTCTATCTCACGTGGTCGACCGTCTCTCCACATTTTTGTCCGTGGATAAAGGACGCGAGGTGCTTCTTGATCCAATCAAAGAAATAAGATTGAATCGCTTACATGATACCACAGCCCTCTTCAGATGGTACCCATATAGCTCTTGGCCTGGAGGCTGCGCCTTGCAACAGTCCATTGATCTCAACATCACTAGCGATCTCATACACCTCCCCGGACTTGACCATGAGTTTGAAAGTTCCCACTACATCTTTATAGTTGCTATCATACAGGAAGCGTACTAGATTGCGGTCATATTTCCTGCGTTTTGCCTAGGTCCACTCAGTCTTTGTTTTGGTGTAGTCCAGGAGGAAGTGGTCCAACTCGATAGGATCAGATCGGAGCTTGCAGCTCAAATACCGCATAAAGCGATCGGTCATTGCATGGAATTTACGCAAATCGGCTCGTGCAGGGCGCTGTTTGGACGAGTAGTGTCGCTCCACAGACGCCAGGACATTTGTATGTCCCTTGCTCGAATACTCCATTTCGATGGACTCTTCGTCGGATGGTAAGAGTATGGTTGAGCCCGACTTACAGATGAACTTTCCATCATCATGATCTTCTCGAGCAATCAATCGGCCTTTGTGGATTATCATTGGTTCCTTAAACTGATTTGCTCTAGCCACTAGGTCTTCTAATTGTCCCACTTAGAACATGGCATATTCTTGGTCATCCGGTAGCACAAGCGGGTTAGGAGTGACGATTTCCTATCCATGATATTCTTTGTGCTTGTATTAATTCCGGACAGGCTACTCAGCCACCGAGCGCGTTTGCGTGATCTTGGGCATTCGTATCTTATTTTTTGACGCGAAGTCGATCAGCTGGTCAGAGTATGTGATCTAGGCCTATTACCAACTGTTACTGAATCGAGCCACAAAATTAAAAGCCTAGTGTCCACGCCATTCTTCGACATCTTCGATTTTCGAGATAAACTCTGTGAGGTTCTCCGCCTTTCGAGCGATTTCAACCTCTGTGAATTTACTAGTCTACTAATCATGGGGTTGGCTGGAGAGAACAGGCTGCTTACGTTTGCGCCCCAGCATGACCTCCGTCTGCATGATGGTCTTTGGCGGATTCAGGTGGACATTCTTATAGTGCACGGTGGTCAAATTGACGCCCCGCAATCGGCCATAGCGACCTTTTACGCACTTACCTTTGCGATCTTTTACGCACTTACCAACCGAGCCATCAATGATCTTGTGCTCTTTTACGGCAGGGACTCGATCTACAAGGATTTT